CAATCTTTAGATCTTTTAGGCCTTGGCTAAATAAGGATAGTGTTTCTGTTCCAGCACCAACACAGAATGTTATTCCTCAATGGTATAAAGATGCAGACAGATTTGCAAAAAATCCAATTAACAATGAATATTATAATGCACCAAAAGAAACTTGCCCCTTTCCAAAAGACGGTACAGCAGATGACTATGGAAAAATTCCTACATGGAAAGCATGTCCAGCAATTATGGATGCATTTTCAACAGGGTATGTTTTTAAAACTCCTTGCGATTTAGTATTTTCTAAAAATACACAAGGAGTTATTGGTGTAAAAATTGAAGATAAAAGATATCAAGATTTTTGTACACAAAGACCTCCAATGCCACAGTTTGAGCACCCAAAAGGATTCTATCAGCATCATTTTGCCTGGAGTTCAGATTGGGGACTTGAGCTTCCAGAAGGTTACAGTGCGTTATTTATGACACCAATGAATAGGTTTGATTTACCATTTTTAAATACAACAGGGATTGTTGACTCAGACAAGGTTCATTTGCTTGGAAGCTTTCCATTCTTTATTGCAGAAGGTTGGGAAGGAACAATTCCAGCAGGCACTCCATACCTACAAGTCTTACCATTTAAAAGAGAAAACTGGAAAAGTGAAGTAGAGATATTAGGACAGGCTGAGATTTATGATAAAATGTTTAACAACATGAAGTTTTATAGACAGCCTGATGGCGGGGTATATAAAAATAAAGTTTGGTCAAGACGAGAATACAAATAAGGAGAATAAAATGGAAACATGGACAGAAAAAATAGACCTTGGTGATGGAATCTTTTGCTACAAGGGCGTAATTAAAAAAGAAATTGATGTAATAAAAAGACTTGAAGATAATCTTAAACCAGAAGGAGATACCACTGGCTATAGCTGGCAACCTGCGTATGTAGGTTACAAGCAACTAATGCCAGACTATCGAGATTGTAATGATTTTAAGTTTAAGAAAACAGATATTGAAAATGATAAAAGTCAAGTCAGTCTAAACCTTCAATCACTTTGGCAAGACCTTTATGATGTAAAATTACCAGCAGTAGAAGATTATTGCAGAATGTACAATATTCATAATTTGAAATATTGGGAAGCTTTTAATTTTATTAAATATGGTCAAGGTCAACACTTTATGGAACATCACGATCATGGGTTTTCTTATAATTGTACTGTTTCTTTAGTTTCATATGTTAATGATGATTATGAGGGCGGAGAACTTTTCTTTAGACTACAGAACCTAAAAGTCAAAGCAGAGGCTGGGGATTTGTTTATTTTCCCATCAAACTTTATGTATCCACATCAAGCCATGCCAGTAACTTCTGGAACTAAATATTCTATTGTAACAATGCTTGATTACAGTAAAAAGTTTCACACTCCAGAAATGTATAGTGCAGAGGCAGACTAATGTTTAATATCTCAGTTGAAAAAACACAGGGGGCTTTGTTTGATATTCAGCCCATGTCAATTAAAAGAGACTGGATGGATGTAACATCAGAAGGCCATGCTTATAGATGTTTTCCAGTAACCCAATCAAACGTAATTGGCTGGAGTCTTTCTTGTGTAGAAGATATTGAGTTTATTTGGGATGGAGTTAATGATCAAACTCCAGATCGTGTTGAAATATTCAGCCCATCGGGAGCATATTCTGGAAGAGGTCAATCTTCTATAAGTTTAAATACGGGTTTAGTTTTTAGAACAGACAAAGATGTAAGTATTTTTACTATTAATCCAGTAAATTATTTTAGTGATGAGTTTGAAACAATGTCATCATTAATGAGCACTTCTTTTTATGACAATCCTCTGCCTTTAGCTATTAAAGCAAAAGTAGCAAACAAAAGAGTAGTTATCAAAGCTGGAACCCCAGTTGCTACAATAATTCCCATATCTTTGTCAAATTTAAACGGTACAAATATTGAAATTGTTAAATACCAAGACAATGATAGAACAAGATTAGATGCAAATCTTTCTTACGGGTCTGCTGCACAAGAAATAAACAAAGTCGGAAAATGGACAGACTGGTATAGAGATGCGGTAAATGAAAACAAGGAATCTCAAGGTTCTCATGAGGTAAAAACATTAAAACTAAGCGTAACAGACAATACGAAGGGTGATATACTATAAATATGGAACAAAACAAAGACTCATATACAGTAGTAAAAAGAACACCATCTATAACTCCATCTGGGTGGTTTGGAGATAGCAAAGACATGATTGTTGAGCTAGAAAACTTTATGACTGAAGAAGAAATAGAGTTTTTAGAAAAAGCTGCTAAATCTTTAACAATCTGGGATGTAACTGAAAGTCATATGAATGAAAATGGAACTGTTACTTATGACTCAGATTACTGGAAAGATCGAGTTGCTACTCAACCAACCTTAGACAAAAATGATCCAAATATATCTCCAATAATTGCAGGGCTATTCCAAAGGTTAAGACCAATTATTGAAGAATTTTATAAAGTAGAAGTTCATCCAACTGGAACAACTATTGTTAAGTGGCTTCCAGGACAACTTCAAAATCCTCATGCTGATAAAGAACTTCATGAAGGACCAGATGCTGGAACTCCAAACGATTTCCCTAATTACGATCTTTCTAGTTTGTTTTATTTAAATGACGACTACGAAGGTGGAGAGTTATACTTCCCACTACAAGGTGTGCAGTTTAAACCTAAAAAGGGCGCTGCTTATTTTTTCCCAGGAGATAAAAATTATATTCATGGAGTAACTGAGATTAAAAGTGGTTTAAGATTTACATGCCCATTTTTTTGGGAGATTACAAAACATACAGGAGATAGGCAACCATAATGAACCTAAGTAATAAATCCAGACTAACAAAAGACATAGTAGTTTATAAAGATTTTATAAGCAAAGAAGATTGCAAAAAAATGATTCAAGCTTTAGATGCTCAAGCAGCCAATGGTGCAATCTCTTGGATGCCTATTTCTTTTTATGAGTCATACTCTTCAGTGTTGCCACAGGATAATGATCAAGAATTAATTGATGCTGAACTGTCTCCAACTATATTTTCAGACATTGAAAAAACAATGCCAGAGGCAATTGCTTCAGTACACGACCTTGATCCAAAAACAATTTCTAAGATTGGATATCACACACAAAAGTGGGAGCCAGGAGCATACGCAAGAATACACTCAGACAACACAGATGCTGAAGGAAATTCAGGCGCATTTACAAGAAGCCGCTATGCAGGATTTCTATATCTCAATGATGATTTTGAAGGTGGACTACTTAAGTTTCCAGATCAAAACATAGAGATTAAACCAGAAGTTGGAATGCTTGCCGTATTTGACGGGGGATTTAACAACATGCACGAAGTCTCTCTAATAGAAAGTGGAGTAAGATACACTATCGGATCTTTCTGGGACGATAGAGAAGAGTCTGATTATCCACAGGAACTAAGAGATGCTTGGGCTGAAGAAATGAAAGCAACCAGAGCACAACAAGAAATTGAAAGAGCCGAATGGCAAGATCTTTTAAAGGAAGGCTGGAAGATAGATGCTAATGGAAATAAATACAAGGTAGAAGATATTACAAATGATTGAGTCCTTAAAAAAGCAGTTGACCGATAGTGGTTATGTGGTTGAAGATATCACTGACGAACTATTCTCTGTTGAGAACTTTTTATCACAAGATCAAATAGATACTTTTTGGGATATTATAAATAGTACATCTCAAGAAGACTGGGAAGTAGAATACTACGCAAATTTAAAAAACTTTTGCATGCAAAAATTTGGTAGAGACGATGTAGATAATTTAGTTGCTGAGGGTAAATTTGAAATTACTCAAAATTGGAAAGATAAAAACTTTAACATATTACACCATAAAATACATAAGCCAATGTATGATGGCCTAAACTCAATGGTGGTAAAGGCTGACCAAGAACTAATTTTAAGTGGTTTTGCCACAATTCAAAGAATGCAAGCAGGAGTAGAATTAAAGTCTCACACTGATCAAAAAACAGATCCATCTATAAAATACGCTACAATTGTATATATTAATGATGACTATGCAGACGGTGAGTTATTTTTTCAAAACCTTAATATCCAATTAAAGCCTAAACCAGGGACTATGTTATTTTTTCCAGGAAACAAAAAATATGAACACGGGGTCAAGCATGTAGGAGATGGGCCAATAAGATATGTTCTTGTTGGATTTATTAAAGAAAAAGACCATTATGCAAAAAATAAATACTAAGGGAGAAATAAATGAATAAAGAAATTTTACATGAAAAAGTATACTACTATGAAAATGGTGTTAAAAACTTTGAAAAACTTATGAAAAAAATTTATGAGTTAGACGAAATAGACAATCCTCAGCCTTGGGAAAACTGGACTGCCTCAAACGATAAAGATTTTATCTATGGTAAAACCATGTCATTTGATAAAAGTCAAATAGGTCAAATGGAAGATCCATACAAGTCTAGAATGACCTATATTTTTGATACCATTATGGAATCATTTTATGATGTCTCTAAGGATTTTGCTACTTCTATTGGAGATAATGATGAACCAAGATTATTCCCAGTATTTAATATTAAAAAGTATAAATCTGGAATTGGAATGGGTGCTCACTTTGATCAACTAGATGGTGACCAAACCTTAAGATATTCTTTGGTAATGTACCTAAATGATGATTTTGAAGGTGGAGAGATATCGTTTAAGTTATCTGACTACAAGAATATAGGAGAGTTTCCATCTCCAGATCTTAACTATGATGTTGCTGTTGCAAAGAATGAAATTGATTTTGGACTAAAGCCTAAAGCTGGAAGCATTATTATATTTCCATCTTCAGCACCATACCATCATACCGCTCATATTGTAAAAACGGGATTTAAATACATGGTTCCAAGTCACTGGATACATAACAACATGGAACTTAATCGCAGTCAGAGCATGTAGTTGAAAACAGCTATAGTAACTGGAGCAAGTAAGGGTGTAGGGTTAGCAACAGTTAAACGTTTGTCTGAAAATGGATACAAGGTTATTGCTGTTTCAAGAAACCTTTCAAAAGTATCTGAGCTTATATCTGATAATGTTGAGGTATATAACCTAGACATAACAGACTCTAAAGCAATAGAAATATTCTTTGAAAAATACAAAGATATTACTTTAGATCTTCTGGTTAATAATGCTGGAGGAGGATCAGGTCCAACTTATATTATCAATGAAACTCCAGAAAATTTTAGAAAAGCCTATGATATAAATGTCACAGGCCCTATGTACTTATCTCAACTCTTTGTGCCATGTATGGAAAGATCAGAATCTCCGACTATTGTATTTATTACTTCTTTTGGTGGCAAAGTGCCATATCGTGGTGGAGGAAATTATACAAATGCCAAAAGAGGTGAGCGTGGTTTGATTGATACAATGAGACTTGAGTTTCCTCAATTTGGTATTAAGATTACAGAAATCTGTCCAGCAACTATTGATACCCAAGAACAAAAACGAGATCAAGCATTGACGGCAGAAGATTTAGCAGAAGCAATTTACTGGGTGGGATCATTACCAAGTCATGTTAATATAAATGAAATTGAAATGTGTCACATTCATAGTAGCAAGTATGGATAACTATTTTATTTATAACACTTTCGTTATATAAAAGTACTAACTATAAACAATAACTTTATAGATTAAAAATGAGCGTGGAATTGTTTTTAATTCTATGCTATACTTAGGACTACTTCCGATTCTACGAAGTACTCAACCAATATTAGAAAGGTGGCATACTTAAATGTCAGATGTTTTTTCGTTTCGCTTATCAGAGGATTTTGTAAATAAATATAGTAATACTCCAGCACCGTTTGGATTTTCAGATGCGGGTAGCAACTCTTTAGGAGAAATTACTTTTATCAGAACATATTCTCGTGTTAAAGAAGATGGAACAAAAGAACGTTGGCACGAAGTATGTCGCCGTGTAATTGAGGGTATGTACTCAGTTCAAAAGAATCATGCTAAAGATAATAGACTACCTTGGAATGACAATAAGTCACAAAAGTCAGCACAAGAAGCATTTCAAAGAATGTTTGAATTAAAGTGGACACCTCCAGGCAGAGGTCTTTGGGCTTTTGGAACTCCAATGACTATGGAGAAAAGAAACTCAGCCTCACTACAAAATTGTGCAATGGTTTCTACCCGTGACATTGATCGTAATGATCCAGGGGCTCTTTTTGCTTGGGTAATGGATGCTTTAATGTTAGGAATTGGAGTAGGGTTTGATACCTTGGGACAAGACA